TCTAATTGGTCGTAATACTTCCAATTTGGAATCAGATTCTCGCCCATCGGAAAGATGGATTCGAGACGTTCGGTCCATACTGATTGATTATACTTCTGATTTCCAGAAATACGATCACCAGTAGATCCTGGACCGTGCTTAGGAACAACTCTCCCATAATAGACATCTCTGTCCATTTTGGTAAAGAGCCGACCGAAAAGCAAGTTTGACATTTCGGAAAACTCTTTGAGATCTCTCTCATTGAGCTCCGAGTCAAACTTACGGACGTCCTGCTCACACTCGAGGAAATTCTGTATCGCGGAGCGATTCCTTGCTGGGGAGCAAGGTAACTCCATCTTGCCGAACGACATCGTTAGATATCGTAAGGCTTGAATTGAGTCGATACAAGGCTCTTCGAGTAACAAGCCACTACTCCGGTCGAACACACGGGAGAAGAAACCTCCGAGAAATCGGGGGAAACTTCCTCCTCTTTCACAAGTGAAAGAAGAGTGGATACCCACCTGCCCTTCGTCAAGCCATTTTTGGATGGCCTTTCCAAGGGAAGGTAGAGTTATCGTTAAAAACGATAACCCCTCATGTTCGATCCGACTCGTGACGGTTTTAATATCACGAGTGGCGCTAGTGCAGCATAGATCAGCGGATTCCTCCGCTAATCGGGACCAGAGTGACATCAGGCTTTTCATCAGCCCTCCTATATTAGGGGGATACTGAATCCATAGCCTATGGAACTCACGGACCTAGTTTGGGTAAAACCATAAAGGTTTTACTTGCGTAAGATTCTCCCTCCACTCCGTTACGATTTTATCGCTAACGTGAAGGGATAGGAGTTGCATGAGTTCTGCAGTAGATAGACCTGGAAAAATGGATTTTATCCATTCCTCAGCATCTATTACGGAGACATCCGAACCTAAATAGGCAAAAATCAGCATGCGACAAAAGTCGCGCACCGACATGCCGTTGGGCTCGGGTCTCTTCTTGGAACTCATACAGCTCTTGCTCCTTCCAAATGGAGGAAGAAAATTACAGAACTAGGTATCACCGAGTGAATATCTCTTTCGAGATATACGCCATCTGTGAAACCAGATGAATCCCAATGGGATCCCTCTAGAATAACAGATCAATGACCCTTCTGGACGCGGCGAAAGTAACACATATAAAGACCAGCGTTTTATAGCTGATTCTAATATGAACGTTAATCTCACTGTCGTCCTTCGGGTCAAAATGGCTACCAGAAGGCACAATAACGGAATCAATAACATCGCGTATAGTAGACTTACGTCTACTTTTAGCAATGAATGGTTCCGGTACGTCCTTCTGATCCCCGCTACGACTCCCCACCAAGAAGCTTGGTGATGAGCGCATCCGAAGTGGCTGTGAACTGGGTTTTAAAGCCCGTGTAAACAGCCAGAGCCTCAGCCGTTGTATAGCCAGCGGGCGGAAGGTCAAACACGACATAACATGCCATGTTAACCTTCACGTTTTCCGCAGCCTTAAACGGATCTGAGGTCAACTTCGAGTGATCGATCCGAAGAAGCCTACGCGCCCTGCCCTGTTTAACGAGGGCATGGTTTGCAGACAGCTTCACAAGTCCGTCACCAGAAGTATAGGCCGACTCACTGCCTGACGAGAAAGTTCTCGGCAGGGAGATTGTCGTCCCACTAATGGTAACAGACTGAGGATCGGCGAAAGCCATAGGCATCACTCCTAGGGCCCAGGTCTTGGGCCCCATTGGCGTTTGGTACAACACAGTACATCTATCGCTTACCCTTGCTTAATGCAAGGGCAGCGACAATGGCTGTCTGAGCCTTGTTCAAAGTGCTCAGATCATAACCGAACCCAAAGGGTGTAGCCTTCCTTCTTAACTTCCTTTCGGAAGTTAACACTATAGAAGGAGGACTATCATAAATGGTGACTCCAGACGCAAGTCCGAGGTCACCGACATAGGTATAGACATCACGAACAGTTGAATGTTCCATGATGTATCCATACCTAAGCACAAGACCATACTGGCTTTGAGCAACGGCGTTATGTATAATATCGCCGGCGCTCGAAAACCAATCTACGGCCCAACTCCACGGTGCAATTGACCATACCGTCTCTGGTGTAAGGTCAAGGCCTAAAATCGACCTTGCCTTGGTAAGCGTACTTCCATATGTATCCGACAAGAAATTGTCGGGCAGATGGTAAGTAAACATACCACTAAACCATCGACGGATGATAGTCTCACGACTACGAATCACTTGCCCCGTATGACCAACGACGGGATTACCTCCGTTGTACAGTAGTTGAAGGGCCACATGACTGGGGCCCCCAACAAATTGCTGTGTAGCAACGGTAGTAAAGTCCCGCGATTCTACAGGTGAAAACGACATTCTCCGGCGGACGCCCAAACCATTATCTCTGATAAGCTGACTTACTAGCGTATCAAAGTGAACGATACCCTCAGCAAAGCTGAAGATATCATTGGCTAAAGGCTTCCACCCGAACTCGGAGTTAAGATATTCCTTTCCGGCTGT